ACTTTGTATTTCTTACATTTTTGTATAATACTGTTGCTTGGTTTATACAAAGCAATTATTTTTTTATTGTTATAAAATTTATTTAATTGTTTAATCCATAAATCAAAGTAAAGATTAAAGTATACAGGATCAGCTGCACAATATATTATCATCTACGTTTGCCTTGATGAAATATATCTCCTTCATTTACAACTCGAAACAGCATACCCTTTTGTTTACAATAGGCTCTAGCTGCTGACCATTTTGCTTGATTCACTGCGTAGTGCAATTGATTAGTTCTACTACGGCCTGCTTTCTCTAATGTAGTTTGATTTGATGGTTTTACTTCAACCAGTTCAACTTTTTGTTTACCTGTACGATCAACATAAACCATAAAAAAGTCAGGAACATAAATTGTGTACTTTCCACTTAGTGGGTTTCTGTAGGGTATTTTTACTGCTTCACTTGCCCATTTTGTTATATTTTCATTTGTATCACACATACGCATAAAAGCGTATTCCCAACTACTTCTATATGTTGGCGTTCTGCCTCCTATATATTTGCTAGGATTTTTAAGCGCATACTTTCCTTGAGCAAAACGAGCCATTACAACACAATATTTCTAGCTTCTCTACTTTGTACCAATGGTAACACTTGATAACCTAATGCACTTGATTTACTTCTGTTTACATTAATAATTGTGGTAACTAATTTACTAATTTGTACTTCGGTTAATCCTTTTAAAGTATCTAAAATACTATACACAGGTGTCTTTTCTAATTCAGCTTGCTGTAATATTACAGTAGATACAGCAATAGCACTTTGTTTTTCAAAACCTCTTTTTTCAAAAAAACCAACAACACTATCTACTTGATTAGATGTAAAATTAATTTGTTTGGTAAAATATTTGTTAAAGAATTCTTTTACTTCTCCTGCACTATCTTGATTTTTTGATATACCTGCTATATCTGTGTAATTATTACTCATTGCGCATTCCTTATATTATCAAAATTATCTATTGCAACTTGTCCAAACGCATCTTTTTGTGATCTACTTAAACTATTCCAACTTTCTTTTCTATCGTTTAAATTTCCCGATTGTTGTGAATTAAAGTAAAGATTTCTAAATGCAAAGTCGTCTTTGGCTTGTTGATTATTATTTAAAACATTCAAAGCATCATTACGTGGTAAGCTGAAGATACTATTATTATTATCTGCAAGTTGTAATGATTGTGTTTGTGCAGCAGTATTTCCAGAAGGAAATACTGCGTTGTTCAATCCGTTTATAGCAGAAGTTGCAAATATAGCTAATGCACCATTTAAAATAGAATCTTTTTCTGCATTTAGATCAGCATTTGATAAATTTTTAATATTCCTAATCGTGTTTATACCAGTTAATACAGTGCCTATATTACTATTACCATTTTCTATATCTTTAAACACAGATGTAATACCACTTAAAATACCACCGTCTCCGAATAAATTAGTTGAGCCTCCACCTTCTATAGATAATGGACTAGGTGTAACATCGTAATGTGATGGATCAGCAAAGCCTGCTGGATTGTCTTGTGTAGTCAACCCTCTGCCATACATAACAGATTCATACTCAACTTGCATTTCGTTTTTTGTAAAACTATTTGACCCTTGTTCGAGATTATCGTGTCTTAAACTAGTTATCAAAGGATTTACCATTGTATAACTAGTAAATGTACTTTGTCCACTATTACCGTGCAATTGATTTATTGTAATACTATTAAAGAAAGGTGCTGATGGTCTAGTTTTGTCCAAGCCATATCTGTAACTGTTCCTAATGTCACTTCCGTATATATTATCAGGATTGTTAATATAAGGTAACGGTACCGTTGTATCAGGTTGTCCTGCAGCATTTTTTCTTGCATAATTTGGATCTTGGTAGTAATATCTAAAATATGTTTCCCATAGTAATGTTGTTAAACCTGCATTATCATCGTGGAATGTAAGACTTACAGGATCATATCTCAATCCTGTTTGTATAAGTTTTTTCCTATTGTATTGATTCTTTGTATCAGTTTGTAAAGTGTAACTCGGCAAATCTGCTGATGATACTAATAGATTAAATTCTTTTTTGTTTAGTAATTGTCCTACTGAGTTTCCCAATGATGCTAGGGCAACTTGATTTATATCAAATACAACGTGATATAAAAATTTGAAGTTAGGTGCAAGGCGTAAATTATTGCGCACATACAATGCACTAGCGTGAGCATAGTCGCCCATATTGCCTTTAGGATTTCCTAAAGAACTAGTAAAATTATCAAAGAATCCATTAAACTTACTCATAACGTATTTATCATTTTACAAAAACACGTACATAATAAAAAAAGGAGCCATAAAGACTCCTTTTTGTGCAATCTCTATGTTATGTGTTAGCTGCCGCCACCTGTTGAAAGGCTGCTTACATTTCTTGCTACTGTACTACCTACGCCTGTTCCGACTGGTGTTTGGATTGCGTTATCGTACATAATTGTAAGTGCAACTGTTACTGGATCACTACTTGCATAAGCAACTGACCCATAATCGACTGATGTTAGGTATGCACCGTAAATTTCCCAAGTTTCTAAAACATTTGGAGCATTTACACCGTTACCACCATCTAGTATTTCTAAACGCTGTGTGAACTTGTAATCAATACCTGATGCAGCACTTGCTTGTTCGAAGAAATCAAATTGCTTCTGTAGTTGCTCGCCGACTAGCTTAGTAACATTTCCGTTTACATCATCTCGCAAGTTGACAGTAATTTCATTCCAGCTGTGCTTACCAGCAATGTTTACTTTACTGTTGTAAACGTGTAGTTCTTGATTTTCAAAACTAATTGTTGGACGACTTGCATCTATAACTTGTTTTGTAAGTTCCTGTGTTTCATTTGATACACCAAAATTTTCTAGTGTAACACGGAAACGATATTGTAACTTTGGCATAAGCAAACCTTGGTTGGTTGCGCTTGTATCATTTGCCAAAGGCACTGTAATATTTGTGAGTGTTGAGATTGCCATATATAACTCCTATCTACAAGTATTTATCATTGTAGGATGTTAAATTAATAACACCCTACTTAATGATTATAATCCTGCTATTTCTCCTGTGTTTTTCAAACGTAGCGGAATGTAAATAAATTCTACTGCTTTTACTGGTTCTACAGCAATATCTACATACAATTCGTTTCTATCAATTCTTGCTGGTGTGTTGTTTGTTTCATCACAAACTACTAAGAAGTCATAAAGAGCTCTAAGTCCTACTAGTTCGATCATTAAACTTTCAACTTGTTGCTTGATTTCGTCACGTGTGATTTTATCGTTTGGTTCAAACAAGTATGGTTTAGCAAGCTGATTTAGCTGACTACGTAAGTAAACAGTAAGTCTCGCTACATTTACTCTATCTAAGGCACTTGCAGCTCTAGCACGAGTTTTTTGTCCAAATACAACTAGTCCTGCACCTGTTAAGAATGTAATTGGGTTAACATTGTTTTGATACAATGTATCTCTTTGACCTTCATTAAGTGCAATACTTACAAATTCGCCTTCAGCATTGATATATCCTGTTGCTGTTGCATTGTTTACACCGCCACGTCTTGTGCCTGCTGGTGCAAACCAAGGATAAGCAACTTGATCATTTAGTGCCATTGTACGTAGCACCATATGACTTGGAGGAACAACTACATTATTACCTGCATTGTCACTTGTAAACCCACTTGGATAGTAAACACCTAAGTATTCATCACGTGTTACTAAGCCGTCATCGTTATCTTCTGGTGCCAATGCTTGATTAGTTGCCCAGTTATTCAATGAAGTTGCATCTGGTGTTAAACGCATTGGTGAATCACCTATAACAAATCCTGTCAATCCTCTGTCTGCATTTAAGCTTATCATTTCTCCGATTAATTCAGGATATCCTGGTGTTGCAATTAAGTTAAAGATACGTGATTCGTCATCTCTAATATCATCGTTACTGTTAATCATTGCTTGCAATGCTTGTACAACAACTTTTCGCTGTGCAATTCTACCAAATGCACCCGAACCATCTGCATTGTTTGCTGACTCGGTTACCCATCTATGTGGATAATAAGTTGCTTGGCTTGCTTCTCCCATACGCACATTTACACCTGATACGTCTACATAATTACGTACAAAACGCTTAACGTTAAATCCGCTCTTACGTGTGTTCCATAATAACATACCTTTTGGATATAGTGCTGGATCTGGACAATCTGTGTCTACAAAGTTGCTTACAATCAGATCAGCAATTTCACCTTCGGTATGCGTTGTTGCTGTACCACCATTTGTACTCCAACGTGCATCTGCAAATAGTACACCATTTTCGGTAGTTTGATCAGTATTGTCTAACAATACCCATTTATTACCTGTTAACGCACTATTGTACACGTATATTTTTGGAAAGTTTTCTAAATCTGATGTGCTAATCCAAACATCGCCAGTTACTAAGTTATTACCATCTGGACGACTTGAGTTATCTGGTTCTGCTGCACTTACAATTGGTCCTGCTGCACTAGGTGCATTTGCAGGAGTTGCGTTATACACTGGAGAATCAGCATTTAGATATCCTGCCCATTTTGTACCATCGTGAATCATAATATCAATTTCATCAATTACACTACTGTACCATAGTGCTCCATCTGCTGCTAGTGCAGTTGGTGCAGTGCTACTTGCTGTATATGATAGGCCTTTCCATAACGATGCAGTAAGTTTTTCTGGATTACTACCATCTTCGCCCGGTTGCCAGTATAAGTTAGCAGTGGTTCCTGCTACAAATCCTGCATCAGAAAGCGCATTATCTGTATCTACTAAGTTTACTTCTCCACCTAGTCTATGTGTAATAGTAACTCTATTTTGACTATCTACAGTTGCTGAAACATTAACTAAACCTAAGTTGTTTACTGCTTCTGCCATTAAATCTGCATCTCCAATTGCACCTGTTGCTGTAAACGTTGCTGTTACAGGCGCAGTCATTGTAGCATTGCCTTTTAATGATTCACTTACAGTAAATGTTTTTGCACCTGAGCCAAATGTAGTTCCGATAATTTTTTCTGATGTAACATTTGTTGCACCAGATGAGGCTCTATAATATACATAATATGATGCTAATTCTGGAGTATCATTAGCAGCATTATATTTTACATACAATGAATTAGATGCTAAATTTGCACCACCACCTGAATTATCTAGCTTTTGTATAGCTGTTGCATTATCAGTATAAATTGGTGAAGATGTTAAATCCCAAGTTTCTGTAGAACCATTCCATCTACGTACTTTCCAATTTGCTCCTAAATTTGGTTCTGTAGTTTTAACCCACAAGCTTCCTGTTGGTCTAGGATTTGTATCTCCTGACTTGTATTCTGGAACACTTGTATGCGGTGCAATAGTTAATGCAGTGGTATAATATGTAGCTGCTGTTACGCCTACATCTGCTAATGGAGTACCTGTACCGTCTGCAATTACTATATAGTCTCTTCCACTACCGTCGTTGTAAATTTCTAGTTTGTTATCAACAACTGCTGCTGTAATGCCTGTAATACCTGCACCGGTAATATCAGATGCCAAAGATGTAAGTGTTGTACCTGAGGTTGTAATAGTAACAGGTACTCCACTTATATCAATAGTAAGTGTTTCACCTGTGCCAGTTGTGCCCCCGGCTGTACTTGTAACTGATGGCCAACTTTTCTTCCAAGCTGCACTACCTACTTCTACCCACGCTCCGCTTTTATTTTTGTAATATGTTTTTAATGTTGTGCTTGTAGCTCTAACCGCATAATCACCAACTACACCAACTGACCCTTTTGGTGCGCCTGTTGCGCTTCCGCCTACTAGCTGCGTAACATCTGTAATTACAATAGGTGTTTTATTTCCAAACGTTTGTCCACCTGTAGTTGTAATTGCTGATGAATTCCATTCTTGAATACCAAACAACGATGTTTGTGTATCCAACCACCAAGTTCCATCTGCTGGATTTGCAGTAGTTGGAGTTGCACTTGCTGATATATTTGATAAGTCAACATCACCTCTTACGATATATGCTCTGTTACTTACACCTAAATACGAGTAAGCAGCTTGTAAACCGTATTCGTTTTGTTCGCCACCGTGTATTGGATTATTATTTGAATCAGTGTAAAACGATGGATCCCCAAACGTTTCTACCAAATCTCTTTGAGATGTCATCAAATACACTTTACCAGCATTTGCTTTTGTTGTACCTGGGGCAATACCGGTTCCTGCTCCATTTAATTTGTCTTGAGCAGTTGCTACAAAGATAATAGGTGTTGTGCCTGGTTCAGCTGGAGTATAGAAACTCTCGTCAATTACGCTAACCTGTACACCTGGTGATGTTAAAGCCATTTTAATTCTCCTATGGGTCAATTTCTTTATTACTATTATTTAGCTGATTTGGTGAAATTCTAAGGTTTATAACAAGTAATACACGCATTTTTCTGTTGACTTTTTTTAAAAAATACACTATTATAAAAAGAAAAGGATTGCTTATGGATATAAACTACAAATTTGACGAAAACAAATATATTGAAGAATTCTCGAAGTACATTGATAAAACGTATAACGGACATTATAGTACAAATAAGTTTCAGTCAACTGAGGTTATAATTGATAGAGGACACGGCACAGGATTTTGTATGGGCAATGTTGACAAGTATGCAAATAGATATGGTAAAAAAGGCACAAAAGACGATGCCAGAAAAGACTTAATGAAAATTTTACATTATGCTTTAATTCAATTATACGTTCACGACAACGACCTTTGATTCTCAATAAACGTACAAAATCTATCTGCCCAATGTTTATGTGCTGCCTCTAGTGGATGAGATCGCGGACCACATTTATATCCCCTTTTTACTGACCAATCATTAAAGCCTAAATTGTCCTCTGTGTGTATTATGTTATCTAGATTCAAACGTTTTACCATACTATCTATAAAAATATTAGATTCTCTTTCGTAATTTACATACCTGTTGAAATCGTCAAAAGCACTTGTAAAGTAAAATTTTACACCTTGTAAATTTAAATAACTCATCAAGTATTCTATTTGTTGTAAAGGATAATATATTATGTTTGTATTATCAGCACGTTTCCTATAAAAATCTAGCACTGTTCTTTTGAGATGTTCGTCATTTATTAAATCTTTACGTTGTTTTACTGTTTCAGATTTCCAGTTAAGATAACCTTCTGCATCCGAGGGTAAAGAACACCAAAATTTATCTTCGTCATCTTCAAAAAATGGAATTTTATCTTTTGGTAAAATACGAAGATATTCTCTACGCAAAAAACTAGTCCACATTACTACAACAACAATTTCTTGTGGTTGGTATGATTTTAATAAATTGTCTATGTGGAATACTACTCTTCTAACACAACTACCAAAATCACTTCCTGGCATAGCTACATTATCAACTACTGCATTTGTATATAATTTTCTTTGCACCCAATGTGCCCAAGTAGATTCACCTTTAAATCTTATACATCCTGAAAAAGGCCAAATAGGACTATGATCAGCTAATTCTGCTCCAGCTGTAAAACTACATCCACCTGCAACAACTTTTTTTATGTCATCCAATTAGAAAGCCATAACCTGTGCCACCAGCAACAGCCATTGAAAGATCCATTTCAAGTTTTTCCATTTCGGCCTGCGCTTCTGCTTTTAGACTATCTCCATTAAGAGTGGTGCCCCCGCCTGGACCGGCAATAGTTGAAAATTTACTTCTTGCTTCACCAAGCATATGTTTACAACTTGCTAATGTATAATCTTTCAACCATTGTATTGCTTTGTAATCTTTCAATAGTTGCATATCAGGACGATAATTGTATGCAAAAAGTAAAACTTCTTCGTCAGCTCTTGGTCTTTGTAAAATAGTTAGCACAGAGGTAGCAGGATTCCATTTAAACTCCATAAAGCTACCAAACATTCTTCCTACTAGTTCTTGTTGTTGAGCAAACAAATCATATGTAGCAAGGCCTCCAATTCCGGAACCTGCTAACAAATATGTATTTGTATAGGCTAAGTTAAATGGTTCAAATAAACTTCCGCCGTCAGCACTTCCGCCTAATCTGCTGCCAACACTACGCCTATATATTTTTCTTACTTCTATAACTTCTTGAGGAAGGGTATAAGTATTTTGATCTTGTGCTAGTTTTACAGTGATATAACTTTCTTCTACAGCATTTTCACTACGTTGCCTATACTTTGTTAATGATTTTAACAATGCAGCTTCATAATGCATCGGATCAAGTTCAACATCGACCATACCTCCGCCTAAAAATGCGTTTACATAATCAAATACTTGTTGTTTTTGTGTTACTAAATTGCTATCTGCCATTGAAGTTCTCCATATATATTTATCGCATAAATATAACTATGCCACGTTTAAGTTTATACAGACCAGAAAAAAGTCACGATTACGATTTCCTAGATAAAATTATCTATGAACAATTTACTGTAGGCGGTACAGATCTTTTTATTCACAAATACATTGGAACAAAAAATCCTACAGGTGACAATATTACAAAAGAACAGCCGCAATACGCTGAACAAGATGTAACAAACATACAAGATTTACTTTTCTTAGAAAATAGAGATAGAAAATACGACGAAGATATTTACACACTGCGTGGACATTACAATGTACAAGATCAAGATTTTGATTTAAGTCAATTTGGTTTGTTTTTACAAAACGATACATTGTTCTTAACAATACATTTAAATAGTAGTGTTAAAACTTTAGGCAGAAAAATTATAAGCGGAGATGTTATTGAATTACCGCATTTAAATGATGAATATGCGTTAAATGATTTAAGTGTATCGTTAAAAAGATTCTATGTTGTAGAAGATGTAAATCGTGCAGCTGAAGGATTCAGTCAAACTTGGTATCCTCACCTGTATAGATTAAAGTTAAAACAAATTTATGATAGTCAAGAATACAAAGATATACTTGATTTACCAGCAGGCGATGAAGAGAATCCTAATACAACGCTACGTGAGTTGATGTCAACATATGAAAAAGAAATGCAAATCAATAATGCTGTAATTGCTCAAGCAGAAGAGAATACTCCAGCATCAGGATATGATACCAGCCATTTTTATACTATTAGCGTATTAGCAAATGGCGAAGTTAATTTGGTTACAGCAGATGAGGAGTTCCTAGTAGATCAAGAAGTTGATGTTAGTCAACTTGTAGAAAATCCTCCAAGATCGGGATATCCTGGTTACTTAGTAGGCGACGGGCTACCGCCAAATGGTGCTCCACTAGGAAGTGGTGTAGGATTTCCTAGTAATTCAGCATTAGGTGATTATTTTTTAAGAACGGATTTTATTCCTAATCGTTTGTTTCGATATGATGGAAATAGCTGGCGCAAGGTAGAAGACAAAGTACGCACTACACTTACACCTAATATAGAACGTAATACTCTAAAAGGAACATTTATTAACAACACTGCTGTAAATAACATTGCTGGAGAAGAAGTTATCGAAAGACAAAGTTTAAGTAAGGCACTAAAACCTAAGGCGGACAATTAATGCAATATTTTTATGACGGACAGATACGTAGATATCTTACACAAATTATTAGAGCTTTTAGTAATTTTAGTTATAAAGACGGCGACGGAGATTTGCGTGTAGTACCTGTAACATATGGAGATTTGACACGTCAAGTTTCAAATATAATTAGAGAAAACAGCGAAAATAAATTACCAAGTGCTCCTAGAATGAGTGTATACATTACTAGTATGCAAATGGATAGAGCTAGATTAAGTGATAGTAGTTTTGTTAGTAAAATAAATGTAAAAGAAAGAGATTTTGATACTTCTGCGCAAGAATACAAAAATCAACAAGGA